GGAGCGCACCGAGAACCGGATAGCCCGTGGCCAGCAACTGGCCCGTGAAGGTGCCTTCGACTCCTATGAGGTCTACGAGGAAGGTGTGACCAGACTGGTGGCCCGCACCGAGGATGAGATAGAGGACATCGAGGAGGACCTGGAGACCGGCCCCTGGAAGTTCAAGTTCCGGGACCTGCCCCCGGATGTCCGTGATCTCATAGACGAGGATATATCCATACAGCAACTGACCCTTGAGATACAGAAGCGCCGACGTGAGCGCAACGACCCCCTCCAGAGCTACCTGGATGACAAGACAAATCTCAGGGACAGGCGTGATACCGAGATATCTGCGGCCTGGGAGGAGACCGGCCACATACCCAACAGGGCCTTGCGGGCTGCGGTCAAGGCCAGTCACAGAAGCTACCGGGATCGTGGGGAGGAACTGAACTACCAGGACGAGCACCGGGAGCTGCTGGCCGACCTGGAGAAGTCAACGCCCCCGGAAGCTGCGCTGGACCGTGCCGTCGAGGAGTACCTGGCGGTCATGGACAGCCCCGACCTGGAGAATGCGCTGGGCCAGCGTGATTTCGATGAGCAGGAGAAGCGCATCAACGAGCTGGACACCAGGTGGAGCGCCGATTCTGAGTACGGCCCGGACATGCTGGGTCAGGTCAGGGCCTGGTTCAACCGCAACGACCATGATGCCGAGAAAGCTATCCGGGAGTTGCAGGAGACTCTCAGGCCCTTCTGGGAGGTAGGTGACAAGATCGAGGAGGGCATCTACATCAGCTCTGAATACGATGACTCAGAGAAGATATGGCTGAGGCGTTTCATCCAGGGCAAGGAGAATGGTAACAAGTCTGTCCAGAGCTACAACAGGAACCTAGCCAACAACAACGACAGCAGCATCATCAAAGACTATGAGCGTACCGTGCAGGGCTGGCATGACTGGATGCGGGGCAGGGAACCAGGGCCCCCTGGAGCGCCTATAGGAGAACAGGTGATGTATGAGGACGCAGCCGAGATAGACGCCGCCTACATCAGAGGAGGCTACTCGGGTGACCCGGCAACCGTGGAAGGCGGGGAAGCCTTCATGGAGGCCATAATAGCCCAGATAGCGGAGGAGAGGCCTACTGAGCAAGGGATGGCCCCAGCAGCGGTCCCAGCACCGTTCAGATGACCCCGTAGACTTTTCAGCCTAAGTATGTTTACTATCTAACAAGTGATCCCTCCTATAAGGAGCATCATGCAGGAACAACTAGATACCCAGGTTGAACCCCAAGAGGAGTCCGAGGCTCCAGATGGGCCTCAGGAAGAACCCGATTACAAGGCCAAAACCGAGGAGCTGGAGGCCCTGGTCAGCAAGCTACAGAACGACCAGAAGTCCAGGGACGGGTTACGCCGGAAGGAATCGGACAGGGATGCGGAACTAGCTGGTTTTCGAGACGAGATAGCGGCTATGCGGAAGGTGCTCACCGTTACCATGGAGTCATTCCAGGGCGGTGACGAGTTCCAGAGCCAGATATCCCAGATAAACCAGGAGGCTGCTAAGAACCAGGCTGACCGTGATTGGAATGGCCGGTACGACAAAGAGCAGGCCCGCCTCCTATCGACAGTACAGGACGAGGAAGGCAACCTTCTCATCAGTGAGGAGGATGCCACCAAGATTCAGACCCAATGGCAAGCTGCCTGGAACAAGGCCCAGCAGGGCAACTATGACGAGGTCTATGACACTCAGATAGATGCCCAGCGAATGGTCCTTCAGGAAGAAAGGCGCAAGTCTGATGCCGAGAAGAAATCGCTCCGTGAGGAGTCGAAGCAATCGGCAAAGAAGGCCCTGGAAAAGGCTGGCGTCAACGACCTGGACACAGGCTCTGCCATAGCTGGGGGCAATGAAGACCTCCATGGTTCCGCTCTCATCGAGCGGGGTCTGAGAAACCGACAAAACCCACTCTAGAGGTAATCAAATGCCAACTCTTTCTGAATACCAGAAGTTGGCCAACGACGATGTCATAGCCGGTGTTTTTGACAACATCATCACGGCATCCGAGCTGGCCCCATTCCTACAATTCCGTTCCTTCTCAGGCAACTCCCTGGTTTACAACCGGGAGAGCACACTCGGTGCCGCCGCCACCCATACCGTGGGTGACACATGGTCCGACACCGAGCCTACCTACACCAAGAAGACGGTCTCGCTGACCACCGTGGGCATCCAGCATCCGCTGGACCGCTTCGCCATGCAGACCGTGGACAATGTCCAGTCCCAGGAAGCCGTCCTGCTTTCCAAGATGGCAAAATCCATCGCCCGCAAGCTGGAAGACCTCCTCGTCACCGGCAACTCCGGTAGCGTAAGCACCGAGCCCGAGGGACTGACTTCCCTGCTCATCAGCGATTCCCGCCTCCTCATGATGGACGACGGCTCACAGCCCTCCACCATCGCCGGGGACGAGACCGAGCTGACCCTTGACCGCCTGGACGCTTTGATCGACCTGGTGGAGAACGGCAAGCCCGACTTCCTGATGATGAACAAGACCATGCGCCGAAAGCTCACAGCCCTGGCTAGGGCCACTGGCAGCGGCGTCATCCTTAACAGCGCCGAGATGTTTGGGCACCAGTACGTCCTCTACAATGGCATCCCTGTGGTGATAAACGATTACATCACCAACAGCGAGGAATACGAGAATGCCGGTGCCTGGGGCTCCTCCTCCGCAACGACCATCTATGCGATCAAGACCGGCGAGGAGAAACAGGGCTGGACGATGATCCACAACGGCGGCGTCCTGGAACCCGACGTGCAGCGCCTGGGCACCAAGTTCGACAAGAACGAGGATGTCTACCGCATGGCCGTCTACTTGAACGCCGTGGTCTACTCGGCCAAGTCCTGCGCTGGACTGGCTGGGATCGACTCAGCGGCCTAAAACCGGAACATCCCTCCTGTTGAGCATAGTTCCGTAATCTGATGATGGGAGGAAAGCCCAATGGCTGACCCACACGTTGAACAAGCGCAAGATAAGTTTCAGGCAACTATAGGCTCCACAGCCGTCACCGCCGGGGACATGATGTACTTCGACGGCACTGACTGGGAGCTGGCTGACGCCACGGACAACACCAAGTTTGCCGAGGCAGTATCGGTCAACACCTACAAGTCAGGTGACGTAGGGGTCCTGTGCCGCCGGGGAATCATCAGGGACATTGACGCCCCCTATACTCAGGGTAGTGCCATGTTCCTGTCCGAGACCGCTGGTGACATCACGGCTACCCGCATCAACCTGACCACCACTGCCGAGGCCCTCAACCAGGTTGTAGGCTTCGCTCTGGACACGGAGCGGGTAGCGTTTGATATCAAGCCTCTCCATGAGGAGACCATCAACCTACAGTTCCCGTACACCGAATCGGCTGCTCCCCAGGACTTCGATGGCGACTTCCACGGGGTAGGGCTGGATGACACCGACGCTGCCGTGGGGGCTGCTTTCATGGTGCCCCAGAATGCGGTGGCGGTGCAGGCTGCTTACCTCTGGTGGAGCGGCACGGGCACAGCCCTGGACACATCCGACACCTACACCATCGACGTATCCGGTGGCGTGGACGACGAGACCACCACCGCCACCACGGACGGTATCACCGCTGCTGCCCTCACGGTAGCGGCCAACGACCTGGCCGTGGCTGACGTAACCGCTGCCTTCGATGCCGCAGGCCTTATATCCCCAGGCAACGTCGTAGGCATCGATGTCAAGAAGGCGGCAGAAGGGGCTGGAGGCGACGATCCTATCATGCTCTGCATCGCAGTCGTGCTGGAATGTGTCTAGGTGGTCAAGATGCGACATGCCGGGGTGAAGCTGGTTGACCAGCCAACCCCCCTGGCTATAACCCAGACCTTCAACCATGTCCTGGTGGGGGGCTCTCCGATAAGTTTCAAAGGGGAGACCCTCCAGATGGGCGGTAAGGACTACAGCCCTGAAGGCTGGCTGGAGCTCAGGCGTCGCATAGACCGGGCATATATACACGGCGGCTATATCGAGGAAGTAGGAATAGCCAAGGCACCCTGGGAGGGCCGCTCCTGTGGCTTACTAGAGCGTCTGGCTATCCGTATCCTCACAGGTAACAGGAAACGCAGGTGGTGGTTAAGATGGTTACTCTAACATGTGGCTGTGGCAGGGAGGTCTCGACCTCCAGGGCCCTGGCCATGCATCAGACCAGCAAGGCACACCGTGACTGGGAGAATGGGACTACGGAGTCCGATGACGCTGTAGCCACCGCTCCCGCTATGGACGAGACGCTGGTGGCAGCCCTCGCTGACGCCCGTGCTGGCGCTGATCCCCGGAGTATAGCCAAGATGGTCCGTTCCGTCTTTAACCGGATGGACTGGCCCAACTCCGACCACCAGGGCACCGTAGTCGATTGGCTGCGGGAGCACAACATCCCCATACTGGACAACCCACCCCATCTGGACCCGGACGAGCACAGGCAGCACATCACCCGACAGCTCCAGGAATGGAAGTCTGAGGGTTACGGGACCGGGCGGTGGGACATCCGGTAGGAGCTACTGATGGCAGAAGTAATACCCAAGAAAGATGAGATAATCCACGCCGAGTCCCTGGCTCTGGGCTCCTCGGCTGAGACCCTGTCCAGCGCCGGGGCCACCATTCCCCAGAACTGTGGGGACATCGTGGTGGTATGCCCGTCAGGCGACAGCCTGCACATGGCACCCAGCATCACGCCGACCTCAACGCTGGGCCAGAAGGTTACCCTGGGACATCCAGGACGCATCCCTCACTCTCACCAGAAGGTGATGAAGCTGATCTCCGATGACAGCTCCGACGTGACCTGCGTCCTCATATACTACCGGGGCGGTGGCAGGCAAGACGTAGCCTACACCAAATCGGAGCCGTTCTAATGCCAGGGCAGAACCGCAGCGGGAAGATACAAGCAAACATCTTCAAGATGATAGACGCCAACGGCATCACGGCGGGCACCCCCGAGAATGTGTGGGTGCCCACCAACGACAGGCGTGTCCGTCTACTAGGCTGGTGTCTGTCCTCGTCGGCCAATGCCGCCATCGAGTTCGTAGCGGCCTCTGCCGACACCACGGTCCTGGCCCAGACCCCTCTCCTTGCCGCAGCGGGCGTCCACACCTCCCCCGACCTGGGAGACGGCATCCTGCTGGCAAGCAACGACGACTTACAGATCGATGTTACCGGCACTTCCACTGTCTCAGGCATGGTCTGGGGTGTGGAGGAAGGGGCTGGTTACTAGGAGGCCTTAGATGGCTGGTTCAAGATTCCACGGCGACGGGTTCCAGACACTGGTTGCCAGTGCTACTGCTCCCGACTCCGCTATAAGTTTGACCGTCAATGCCAGTACGGTTCACCGCATCTGGCTCTATGAGATCAACATGGGCAATATCGGCACTCCTGCCGATCTTGTGTCCATATACTACATAGGCCAGTGCACGGCTCCAGGGGCCAGTGGAGGGGCTATAACAGCCACGGCCATAGAAGATGGCGCAGCCAACTCCAGGGCTTCCACATCAGTGCTACACGGCAATCTCACCACGGAGCCTACCTACGTTGCCACCATAGCCGGTACGGGTGTAACAACCCCGGCAAACGGTGACCTGCTCCGTGTACCTCTCAATCACCGTGCGTCCTACAGATGGGTAGCCCCGCCAGGTGGCGAGTTCGTGGCCCCTGCCATCACTACTGACGGCTTCGGTGGAGTAGCGGCCCACGCCTCGGCTACCACTGACTACATGATAGGGTTCCACTGGATTGAGTAGCATACACTCAGGCTCCAGGGAAGGGTATGCGCTGATCACCGACCCTTATGCCCCGTTGTCGGAGTCCAGCACCTTCAACTGCTGCCACTGTCAATACCTGGTCCACGTCCACTTCGGGTCTGGAGTAGAACGGGGCTACTGCTTCTTGTGCAACGCCGCTACCTGCGGCAAGCCCCGCTGTAACAAAGATTGTTATCCATTCATGAAGCGGATCGAGGAGCAGGAGAACCGGCACCGGCTCCATAAGGCCCTGGAGCGTGGCTACGATAGATAGGAGCTTCCTATGGCGAATGAGTTCCAACACAAGGACCCTGGCTCTCAATTAACCCAGGCCGAATATATAACCACTGACGGCACCGGGCATATCTTTGATTGTCAGGCAACAGGCGACATCATGTACGCCTCGTCTGCCACGGTGCTGAAGAACCTGGGTAAGGGAGCAGCCAACACCGTTCTCAGCATGGGTGGCTCCTGTATCCCGGCTTGGACCGCCTCACCGTCCGTCACAGACCTGACCATAGGCGGCGGGTGTATCACCCTCAGTGCGGCCACCGACATTGACCTACTGGACAACAACGCCTCTGCTCTCAGCTTCGATGCTACCGGCAAGACTGGCATCATCGACATCGTGACCACCAACTGCTCAGAGGGCGTAACTATGAGCGGGACATTGGGAGTGACCGGCATTCTAACGGCTAACGCTGGCGTGGTTGTAGACAATTTCACCCTCGACGGTACGGAACTCGACCTGTCTACCGGCGACTTCGCCCTGGACGTAGCTGGAGACGTTGAGATTAACGCTGACGGTGGGTGCATCAACTTCAAAGATGCCTCGTTAGCCCTTGCAGCTATAGTCAATACTTCCTGTGTAGGCGAGTTGAGAATACATGAGGCCGCTAACTATATCGGGTTAAAGCCCCCTGCTCTAAGTGCTAATCAAACGTGGACTTGGCCTGCTACAAAGGGTAGCTGTGGGGAGGTGTTAACTTGTGATGGTTGCGGGGTCTTATCCTGGGCGTCGGCTGGTGGAGGCGTTGTTTCTGGTGGCACCGATAATGCTATCCTTCGTGCTGACGGGACTGGTGGTTCAACGTCACAGGGGTCTGCCGTGACCATAGCCGACACAACGGGTGACATAACCCTGCCTGCCGCTGGTCAATTCCTGGCTGGCACGGGTGGGGTCTGTAATCCCGGTTACTCGTTCCGTGGAGATACTGACCTGGGAATGTATCGGGCCGGGGCTGACCAATTGGCATGGGGCATCTGCTGTGGGGAAGCAATGCGTCTGGAGGGCGGCGGCAAATTCTATCTGAACGAAAGTGCCAACGGAAAATTGGCAAAAGGGATTACGATAAATCAGGCCGGGGCAGATAACGAAATCCTGTCCCTGAAAAGCGACACGGCGCATGGTGTAACGTGCCTGACCGAAACGGACACCTTTGGGTACTTTAAGAAAACTGGAGCGGCTAATGGTGGCTTGGGGATAACCGGCCTCACTGACTATTCGGGCTATGGTGTAGTGCTGACGGGTGTTACCTGTGGAGAAAATACCACCAAGACTACTGGGGGCTTCGGATTTGTTATGGTGCAGACAGTCAAGAGAGGCACCGGCGGTTGCTCTACTACTACCGCTGCTCCGGGGACTGATGCCAACCTGTTTGCGATTCAGGCAGGCGGTTCTACGGCCCGTTTTCTGTTCGATGCTGAAGGCACCGCCCATGCCGATGTTGGGACAGCGACTTATGATGACTATTGCGACATTGAACTGATGCGGGGCTTCTTGGCTGAAACCGTCCCATGCTACCGTAACCGATTTGGTCAGGACATGATGTATAACCTATGCCAGTACGAAGACATGAAACTGATTGGCAAGGATTCGGTTCACTGGGAGCAACGGGATTGTGGGCGGTGGCAGCAACGGGCGATGGTCAACTTCACCGGCCTGACGATGCTCCACCATTCCACCATTATCCAGATGCACGATAATCTCCAAGCGATAATCCAATCCCAGGAACAACGCATCAGTCAGTTGGAAAACCAGTTGGCCCTTGGGAGTAAATAATGGCAATAACTTTCACGACGGATAAACTGCAAGGACTGCCCACGGCGGTAGCGGGTGTCTACGCCAGGATTCAATCTGTCACGGTCAAGAAGTACGATGCAACGACAGACCCCGAGGCGGCGGTGCAGTGGCGTTGCTTGTACGACGTGGTTCTTCACGCTTCTGCCGCTGTCCGTAACGCCAGCGGGGAATCCCCAGAGTGGGGTAACCGGCTCAATAGCCGGGAGATTGACCACTTCACTTGCACCTATGACCCGACCAGCAACAGCAATCCCTACGCCCAAGCCTACGCTGACTTGAAGACCAAGATAGCCAGCATCGCATCTAGCATCGCAGACGCATAGGAGCATTTATGCCTGACATGGGGCCATACATGGCTGAGAAGTACACCAAGATGATTGAAGCAATCACCAACGACCTGGGCCGCACCGCTGATAAGCTGGCCTTCGCCCAGAACATCCTGCGGGCTTTGAAGAACCCTGACATGCTGATAGACGGTGCGCCTCTCACCCTGGAGCGGCTGCAAGTGATGGAGAACGGTGACATCCGCACCCTGCCACCGCCCCCAGAGATGACCTGCATCGAGGAAGTCACCAAGGAGTTTGGCAAGAACGGCAAGAAGGATAAGGAAGCGGTGTTAGCTAGTGACCCTGCTTAGTACAGACACCTACGAGGATGCCCAGTACCAGAATGACGCTCCCATAGGGCCGCAGGAGCCGATACCTACTGGTGTTCATAGCATCGAGTTATCCTGGGATAGGTCCAGGGGCTACATGCGGGTGATCATAGGCGGGAAGACGTGGTGGTTCAAGGAATACCTGGGCAAGGCTGTGGTGGTGGGGACCGATAACGGACGAGGCCGCATAACACTACGGGCTATGGCTAGGCTGGATGGTGAGACATTGACCATGTACCGGCCACCAGACGCTAAACCTCATGGGATGGTAGAAGGGCTGGAGCGCAAGCGCACCCACAACAGGCTCTGCTACCGGCGCAGTTCCCAGGACTGGCGGCTGCGGGATGAGCGGCTACCCTGGAACGACCCCGACGCACTGAAGTTCGTCACGACCTATGTTGGTGACCTGAGTGCGGAGTGGAACGGGCTAGACAAGATAGCCCACATATACCACAACGGCACTGCTGTCATAGATGACCAGCACATCTGCCACCTGTACGACCCAGACCTGAGTTATGGCTGAGATAGATGACCTGCGGGCGGAACTAACCGATACCAGGATAGAACTGGAGAAGGTAAAATTACGAGCAACAACTACACTCAGCGGAGCGGAATTTCTAACACTCATTATGCTTGCGCCAGTCGTGGCCGCATTTGTGATTTTGGGAATCATTATCGTGTGGCAGACGACCAGTAATCCGGCAAGCGTTGCTCCGCATTTAGACATAATCTTAGTCGCATATGCGATTTTTGCAACGCCAACAACAGCAGGACTGGCAGCGATAACCGGGCGATTCGCCAAGGAGGGGAAATCAGAATGAACTTTAAGTTAGGGCCTAGAACATTCTCCATACCCTCGGCACGATTGCCCAAACTCAATCTCCCGCAGCTACGATTCGTATCGTGGCTGCGTATTCCTCTCCCCACCACTCTCCGGTTCGGCAGCGCAAAGGCAGGTCTTACCAGCCTGGTTGTAGTGGGCATTGGGTTCGCCGGTACTCTGTTCCTGGTGATAGCTGGCACCGATTCTGAGAAGCTGTGGCCCGAATCTGGAGCAGAGTACGCCCTACCGAATGTAGTAGGAAACCCCCTGCCACCTGACCCTGAAACCCCGGACCAAGTCAACCACACGCTAATCGTGAACCTTGCTGATAAATCCAGGCTGGACCGACTGGTACTGAGAAACCTGGATTTGGGCAAGGAAAGCCTCTCCGAATCCTTCAGCGTAGAGAGAACCAGCGGTGCCACCGGCTCTGCGGCCTACCTATGGATCGGGTCTATAGTCATCACCAATTCCAGTGCGCCTACACTCGCATGGGACAACATGGAAGCAGGCTCTATCTCCCTTGCCGCCAGAGTTGACGGCCACACCCAGGAGATGTCTGTGGACAGCACCATACCATTGGTGATAGTTGATTCAGACCGGGGCGCAGGCACATACACGGCAGAAAACTCGGTTGTGGACAGGGTGGTCATAACCATGAACACAAACGGGGCCAGTATCGGTGAGTTGATAATTGATGACGTGGATGCCAGCGTCGGAGCATGGGACTGGGACTACATCAAGGCCGGTTCCATCACGATGGACGCCACCAACTCCATCGGAAACGGGACCGGCATTAATAGTTCGAGTGCAACCTGGGGCAGCGACATAAAAGCGAGAATAGTGACGGATAACCTGGTAGATACGCCTATCTCGGTGAAGTAGGGAGGTTCCAATGAAGACAGCATTAGGGCTTGGGGTTATGACAGCGTTGATTGGAGTTGTGGGAGCAGGCATGGCTGTGGGCTGGGCTTATGAGGGGCCACGCAGGTTCATTCGTAGACTCAAACTCCGCAAGGCACTGCGCTGAGATGTGCTGGCTCAACCTACACTGGTGGCGGCAGTTGCCTAACAGCCTGGACTCTTGGGGCATACGTCGGTGCCGGGTCTGCCAACGTGAAGAGCAGGCGATGTACGACGCCATCACTGGCATGTACTGGGTGCGACTCTAGTGCCAGAGATGGGCAAGATACGCCCGCAGATATTGGTTGCCATTATCTGCGCCACGATATTTAGTTGCTTCGTTAGTTACTTGGCTTACAAGATGGGCGGCATAGAAATAATGACGGCTATCATCGGCGGCATTTTCGGATTCCTGGGTGGAGTTTCCCTCAAGGTGTTAGAAAACGAGTAGAATGTTAGGGCTGCCTACGGGCAGACATTTTAACCTGTCACGGGGTGAAATGCCTGGGTGTCCACTCCCGCTTGTGGGCACTCAGGGAAAACAAATATGCCTAGTTCAATAGCAGTTCCCGTACCCTTTCCTTATACGTTCCCGTTCACCTTCGGGGCACTATCGGCGTATGTCGATATAGGCGACTACGAACCTGTTCTTCCTATCGAGTACCGTTACACGATGCCCTCTATCTTCGGGGGCACAGACCTTGATCAGCTTTTTGATGAGGCTGACCTGACCTGGTACAGTCAGCCAGCGACCCTCATGCCCGAGTACTACCCCCGTGATCTTTACGGCTTCTACGCAGCGGGTGAGTCCGGCGGCAACTGGGTAGTGATGGTGCTCTCAACCCCTACCTTCCTGCCGGATGGCACGGCGGTAGCGCCTCCCACAAGCACGGCCCCAGCTCCGGGCACCGGCAGTGGCCAGACCTCAACCCGCAGCCCAGGAGCATAGATGGCATCATCCCTGGATCGATGCTATATAATGGACACATCATGCCAGAAGAGACATTCTACATAGGCCAGAACGACACCGCCGCTCCGATCACCCGTGACCTCAAGGACGCCTTCGGTGCTCCCGTCAACGTCACTGGGGCTTCGGTCAAGTTCTCCATGCGGGTCAAACCAGCGGGCACCGTCAAGGTGGACGGCGCTTCGGCTACCGTGGTCAACGGCGGCATAGGCCGGGTCCGGTACAC